GAAGGAGAAAAACAGGTAATATACAAGACTAATAATGTATTTGTATATTCATACGATAAACCACCACAATATGATGGTTCTGGAACCATGTCATATACCACTAGTGGAAAATCTGCTATTGGTCAACCACATGCAATTAAAATTGATAACGTTGGAGAAGGGTATGACATTATTCCCCCAGTTCTTGGTATTCTTCCATCGGAAGAAAATAGAGCAACGTTAGAATTAACATATGATAATCTCAATAATAACATTGCAAATGTTGTTGTTAAAGAAGGTGGATCTAAGTATAGAAAACCAAAAGCAATTATTGATGGCAATGGTCTCAGAGCAGAGATTGAATTGGTCAATCAAAATGGATCCATTGTTTATGCATATGTTACAAATAAAGGATTTGATTATACCGAACTACCAGAAGTAAGAGTCATAGAGACTGATGTAGACTGTTATTTGGAGTCTAATGATATTGGAGTTCCAGAATCAGTTGAAGTTACTTCTAGTGGATTCTTGTTCAATACGGATACTTCACATAGAAGAAAGTATTTTTCTAATACTCAATTAAGGATTTCTAACTTTGAGCAGAAAGCATTTTCTGTTGGTGAAAAAGTCACACAAGAATACCTTGGCGTGGAATATGCTTCTGGTGTTGTTTCTAAAAATGGTTTTAGACAAGGAACAAATATTCTTAGATTAGAGTCGGTAACTGGAGAGTTTATCAAGGGTCTTACTATTAAAGGTAGTGCAAAAAATAACACTGCTAAAGTAGAAGAAATCTCTGTATCTGAGTTTAGTCCATCTATAAAATCTTTCTCTGACAATATCGGTTTTTACACCTCAGATAGAGGAAAACTCAGTCATTATACTCAAAGAATTACAGATTCGTATTTCTATCAAGACTATTCATATGTAATTAAATCAAAGACTCCAATTAATGTTTGGAGAGATTTGATTTTGCAAACAACTCACCCAGCAGGATTTAAAGTATTTGGCGAAGTAATTGTCAATACTGAGCAAAAGAGCAGTATCAAGAAGGGTGGAGCAGTAAGTTGCACAAAGATTGATTTGAGTGTTCCTCAAATTTCACAACATAATCAGTTTAGAACTATTCAGCAGTCATTCGTCAATTTCAACAATATTGATGAACAGTATGGTGCTGGAACAGTATATGTCAATGCTCAGAATAATACTGAGACATATGCAACTGAAATTATCCTTAATACTCCATTTGATGGTGTAATCGACCCTGTTACTGGCGTTGTATCTGGAACTAAGACGTTTGTAATGATTGATAAGTCAACAAACTTACCAATCACGCCATTCAATGAGCAGCAATTACTAGTAACTATTGATGGTGTAGTCCAAGAACCAGGAGAAGCATTTACTGTAAGTGGATCTAACATTACATTTGCAGTTGCTCCTCTTGGAGAAAACACCGTAGAGTCTCAAGTTGTTCCAGCACAAAAATTCCATTGCAGATCATTTAGATTTAAGCGTGATGATCTTAATACAGAGTATCTGAAGAAAATTAGAAACTTCTTCCAAAGAGGTGGTAGATGGATTGATTCTGCAAATCAGATTAAATTTAACAAAGACTTTATTGTAGAAGAATCGATTGGATATGCAATTGAGACTCATCCAAATGTTCCATGGAACATCTATGAGCAGAAATGTTCTAGAGATATTAGACTTATCTTGGATGCTATCGAGCATGATATTAGATTTGGCGGAAACAGAAAGGTTCATGAAGCAGGTTCTTCATACTTCTTGTCTACCAATGCATTAGATCATATTGATAATGAACTTACTGAAAGTTTAGATACATTCAAGTATGCAGCGAAATTATGTTCTGCTGCTCTTAGAAACTGGGATTACACTGTAACAAATGCTGTCATTACCCCAACATCTAATGTAATTACAGTTCCAGATACATTTGGAATTGTTGTTGGAATGAACGTAAGCAGTGGATCACAGTTCCCAGAAGATACAAAAGTAACAGAAGTTGTCAATGATACTCAAATTAGAGTCTCTAGCAATGCAAGAATAGCAGCATCCACTGCTTTAGTGGTGACAACTGGATCGACAGAAGTCATTTCAGTTGACACTACTGTTACCACTGTTGTTAACGAAGGCAACATTGAAGTTGGAACTGTTTCTGTTGCTAGCGGTGGAACTACGACGTTAACATCTACCTATTCGGTTAATAACATTCCTCAAGCAACGTTCTCCTTAAGTAAGATCAATAATGGCACATTCTATGATGCTTCTAATCTAATTGAAGCAAACAGAACTTACATTCAAGAAGAAACTATTGGATGGGTCAAGACAACGTATCCAACATTACAAATCCCAGATGAAACCAAGTGTAAGAGAGACACTGGTCTTTTAGTGGATGCTGTTGTCCACAACTTACGTTTTGGTGGCACCACTAAAATTGTAGATTTTGCGAAGTCTTATTATATTGGCAATAGAGTAAAGCATATTAACAACGAACTTGCAGAGTCCGTAGCAGCATACAAATTTGCAGTTTCTCTTATGGTTCTTGCCATGAGAGGATCACTACCTTCTGGAAATTACACCAATGAAACTCCATATTATGACACAAATATTCTAGATGATCCCAATCAGTATTTCCCACAGTGTGCTGAGGTAGAGTCTGCATTGAATTCTTATGCTGGAATTATTGACACTCTATTGATGGATGGTATTGGTTTGATACAACCAGAACCAGAAAATAATCAAAGAGCAGGTAATTGGACTACTAGGAGAACGTATTCCAATTACAATTTAATCCCAGATCCACTCTTGCTAGCAGAGGAGTGCAATAACGTCGTAGAGTCAATCAAGTCTCTTAACGGTGTCCTAGACGGAGTTCTCAATAATGGTCCAAATTCTGTTCCAAAAACAAATCCAGACTTCATTGATGGTGAGAATACCGATTTTGAATTATACTATGAAGGTGGAGCAAGAGTAAAAACCGCACCAAGTGAAGACCTTCTCGTATTCATTAATGGTGTTGTTCAGTTATATGATAGTTATGATATCATCAGATCTGAAGATCCATTAGTTCCTGATATTATTCGTTTCTCTGAAGCTCCAAGATGGGAACAAGAAGACAACGTATTAACTGTTCAGGAACCTCTTGCCGTTGATAAAACGTTTATCGTTAGAACAGGAAGTTACGAAAAGGCAGTCATAGACAGCGATTTGGTTCGTATCAAAGGAACTGGTCCTTTCCCACTATATGATTCTGAGGATGGAAAGATTAAGTATATCGATGATGACAGATATGCTTACGTTTTCGTCGATGGTGTATTCCAGAGAAGAGGAGATTCTTATGTTCAAAGTGGTTCTACAATCACATTTAAGAAACCTCTTGTTTCTACTACCTTAGAGGATGGAACTACTGTTGCAAATAGAGTCGATGTTCTCGTATTATATGGTAGAGATTTAGATCAGAAACTCACATTCTACGATTTTGAACCAGAAACATATGTAAACGAAGTTACTTTAACAATTACTGAAGAAGAAACTTTACCATCATATCCAACAACTGCAGATCTTTCTGTTTGGTATTTTGTTAATAACAGAAGATCTGATGTATATGTTTATGAATTGATCAGTGGAAGCACAACTAACTTCCAGATACTTGGCAATTTCAAGTATTCCGAATTTACAGAACCATATGTATCTAATTTAATTCTTGGTAGTAGGTGGAATCTATATGATATTCAACCAGATTCTGTTATTGTATTGTCTTCTGCTCCTACTTGGTATGATGTTGTTCAACAATACAACAATCCTTCATTGAGAACTTTGGAGTTTAGAGCATATCAATTAGATGGTGATCTAGTCGCAACATTTGATTATTATAAAAATGTTGATGACGAGAGACTTCTTACCAGAGATGCTATTGCTCTATTCTATAAGAGACCTGGCGGAGCAAGAGAATATTGGGATGAAAAATCTGGTCCATTCGTCAACCTGAGACCAGGAGATAAAATTAAAATTGATGGCGAAAAATCTCGCAGAACTATTACAACTATTCCTGATTTTGCTAAAACACGAGATTTTAGACCAGGAGAAGAAGTTCCGAACTTTATTCAGGCAGAATTAACTGCTACTGGATATAATGGATATACTGATGGTGAAGGTCTTGCTGCAGTGGCAGAAGTAGATCCTGTTACTGGAGGAATCACAAAACTAGTTTGGAATAAGAGAAACTTACAATTGTATGTTGAAAACAATTATAAGGACAAACAAACTGCTTATGGTTATGTTACTGCTCCATTCTTGAAATTTGTTCCTAGAGATGAATTTGGTGGTGGTGCAAGAGCAGAGGTTCTAGTTATTGATGGTGATGTTGTTGATGTTTATATCACAGATCCTGGATCTGGATACACCCAACCACCTCAGGTAATCACTACTCGTGGATACACAAGAATTAAAGAAAAGAAAGTATCTTATGGCATTACTTTCAGATTCCTTTACAGACTTGATCTTCGTGTATTCTTACCACTTCCAAGTGCAGAAGTTACTCTAATTGTTGGTGGCGTCCAACCAATTGTATACACTTCTTTCGAGATTCTCGATTCTCCAAAAGAAGCATCGAGACAGATTACTCAGGAAATCTATCCATATGTAGAACTTCCTGTTGGAGAATTTACAATTCTTCCAAATGTAGATCCTGTATTTACTACTTCATGGACCGCTCCTGTTGGTGAAATTCCTCTCCCAGACGCACCAGAAGTTCCTTATACAAAGGTTCTAACTACGGTCGATCTAGATCTCGATATTGCTATCGATGTAGATGATACTTATAGAAGAGTTACTGAGGTAATTAATCCTTATATTGAACCATATAACGAGTTCAATCTCCAAAGATTTATTACATCTGGATGGACTACATCATCTTCTGACAAGACTATGCCAGAAGCACCAGAAGACACTAATACGTGGGTTTCTGTAACGGTAAGACCAGAAGTTATTGATTCTGCGGTAGCTGCTGAGACAACTATTAAGTTTGTCGAAGAGATTCATCCATATATTGAACCATACACTCAACTTGGAATCAATCCATTCATTACAACAGCATATAAGTCTTTTGCAGATATTGATTCGGATCATGATACTTTCACTTATATTAAGACTGCGGTCAAACCAATTTCTACTGATGTAACTCTATATTCTGATAGAACTTCCAGATTTATTACTGGCATTATTTCACTTGAAACTGCTAAGGTTCCTGAAGCAAATGCTTTAGATTCAACTCAGGACATTGGAACAATTCTTTCTGCTCCAATGTCTGATACAGCAGACTACGCTTACATCCTAAGCACTGCAAGATTCCCAGATGAAGGAAGATTGTTCATTGGTGATGAGTTTGTATCTTATGCAACTAAGCAAGAAGGTCGTATTCTTGATGTAGAAAGAGGACTGTTTGGAACAACCATTCAGAATCACCCTGCAGGTGAGTATATAAGACTACTAACAGAAACTGTTACTGTCCTTCCAGAGTCTGGAATCTCTGGTGTTGTTGAAAGTGAAATCAACCTTGTTACTGTCACAGAAGCACCAACTAAGGTCACCAGTATTATTTCTACGTCTGCTGTAACAACTGTTACAGGCACTGAAATTCAAATTACAAGACAATCATCTACTGGTGCAGTAGATCTTCGCTATGAGACTAATTTGAAGGGAGATCATTATACACAAGCGGTTCTAGGAATATCAACTCATACATTTGGTAATGTATTTGTTTCTCAACTTGATTTTGGTCATCTAGATGTAATTCCAGATTTCGATAGTATTGAACAGTTTGATTGGTATTACCCTGGATTGACTATTGGAGATACTAGAGTTTCTTCCACCGTTGATAGTCATGGAAATCCATTTGATTATGTTCTTCCTTCTTTTAACAATCCTATTACTACTGTAGCAGGATCTCAACAAAATACTGCATCAATTAGTCAACTTAATGTTGCAACAACTGCAGGATTCCATACCGAAGGTCATCTATATATTACTGAGGAAGGTGTTGGGGATTATACTGTAATTCATTACACTGGTAAAACCGCGACGGCGTTTACTGGCGTCACATTTGTAAGAGGTTCTACCACCTTTGTTGAGGTCGATGCTTTAATCATCCCACACGCAATAATATACTAATTTGTGTAAGTTGTATAAATATAAATAACTTACGAAAACTCGTCCACTTTATATTCAAGGATAAAGAAATGCCTGCAATTATTTCAGATAAATTTAGAATTTTTAACGCGAAGCAGTTTATCGAGTCTTTAACCGAAGGCACTACAGCGGGGTCGGGTGGTGATCCTGAAGTTGGTGACGAAAGGACGAGACTTTACTTCTTCGTTGGTCGCCCCCAAAGATGGGATGCATTCATTGAGATCTATTCTCAATCAGGTGGTAGTTTCGCCGTTGGTGATGAAGTATACATCGGTGCTAACTACGCAACAGGTTCATTCAAAGGCATTGTAAGACAAGTTTTCCAAGATTCACTTCTACTCTATAACATCAATGGCACACAAGGCGTTGCTAGTGTTCCAACAGTAGGACAAACACTAGAAACCGCAGGTGGTGCTCAGGCAAAGGTCGGTATCTACAGATATGCAACCGATGAAGCAGCACCTCTTCCAGTAGACAACCAAGAAGAGAAGTATTCTGTATATGATGATATCATTGCAGCAAAGAGAATCACCAATGATTATGTAAGAACTGTAATTAAGAGATATAACTGGCAGACTAACACCACATATGATATGTGGAGACCAGATTATTTCTCAACTCAAACAGGTAGAGTTGGTCTTCAGTCCGCTACTGGTGCTAACACCATTGGCGAAGCAAAGTTCTATGTCATGAACCAACAGTATCAGGTATTCAAGTGCCTCTACAATGGAACTGACTTCTCTAACCTCAACGGTCAAGCATCCACTGAAGAACCTTCACTAACTCCTTCTGCTGGAACATATGATTCTGCTACAGGCATCTATGAAGAGTCTGGTGGAACATATAAGTGGAAGTTCATGTATACCATGTCAACCGATGACGTTCTAAGATTCCTATCTACTGACTTCCTGCCAATCGTTCTTCCTACCGACCCAACCAGAGTTGACACTGCATCTAAGGTTGTTGTTGGTGCTATCGATGCATATATTACCACTGATACTGGTTCAAACATCAATGCTACCAATGGAACCTATTATGCTCCAGTAAATGGCGATGGTTCTGGCGCTATTGTTGCTCTAACCCTAGATAGCGGTTCGATCACAAATGCAGTAGTTCAAGAAAGAGGATCGGGTTATACTTACGGCACGGTCGCAATTGCAACAGGAACAGGATCGGGTGCAACTGCATACGGTCTATTTGACGATGCTGCTCTAACTTCAAGTGCTAGCGTTAACGCTGGTGCAACTGGTAAAGTTGAAGTTATCCTACCTCCACAAGCAGGTCACGGTGGAGACATGGAACTCGAACTCAATGGTAAGCGAGTTATGACCAATATTCGTCTCTCTTATGACGAAGGTTTCGGTGACTTCCCTGTTGATAACGACTTCCGTAGAATCGGTATTATCCGCGATCCTTACGAGAGAGGAACTACAACTTATGCAACCGCAGATACTCTAAATGGTCTAACCGCATTTAGAATCACTGGAACAGGTGCAGACTACATCGTAGATGAAGTCGTTACTCAAGCTGTAACTGGTGGAACTGCAAAAGGTCAGGTCGTTTCCTGGACTCCAGATGCTGCAGGAAGCCCAAATGGTATTCTTAAGATCTTCCAAAGCGTTGACTATCACCAAGACAACGGTGTTGTAAGAGCATTCGATGAATCTCTTGCTGCAAACCTTGATGGTGAAACCTCTCTTGCAGATGGAAGTATCGACAATACTTACAACCAAGCAGCAAGTGATACCCTATTCGGTAGTTTCACCAATGGTGTTTCTCTTCCAGAAATCGAACAGAACTCTGGAGATGTCATATACATAGAGAATAGAAGACTAATCACTAGAGCTGCTGACCAGATTGAAGATATCAAGCTAGTTATCGAGTTCTGATTTAGTCTGCTTTCAAACTTAGTTTAAGTAGATACAAGTCAGATGCCACAAAAAACCAACTTAAACGTAGAGCCTTTCTTTGACGATTTCGACGCTTCTAAAAATTTCTACAAGGTTCTTTTTAGACCTGGATACTCGATTCAAAGCAGAGAGCTAACTACTCTACAATCCATACTGCAAAATCAAATTGAAAGTTATGGCAAGTTCCAATTTAAACAAGGGGAACTTGTCATACCTGGAGAAGTTGGTTTAAATACTAATTTAAACTACGTTAAATTGTCTTCCATTTCGGAAGTAGCAATTAGCGATGGAGATGATATTGTATACAGAAAGTATGATATCAAAACCTTAGTTGGTCAAAAGTTAAAGGGAATTACTTCTGGTGTTGTTGCGACTGTAGTTGCAGCAGAATATTCCTCAGAAACAGAATCTGACACTATTTTTGTAAAGTATATCAATAGTGGTGATGCAGCAGATGAAGCAACATTCAGGCAAGGTGAAACTCTGGAAGTAGTTGATGGTATCAACACTCCTCTTCTAGTCGTAGGAACTGATGGTAGCGTTCTACCTACCAGCATTAGAGTTACTGATCCAGATACTGGTGTTGCTTCAACCCTTTCTAGTCCAGCAATGGGACTTGCTTCTGCTGTAAAAGTAGAGCAAGGAATTTATTTTATCAATGGTTTCTTCGTAAGAAATGACGAACAACTATTGGTTATCGACAAGTATTACAATAAACCATCATCAAAAGTTGGTTTTACCATTTCAGAAAGCATTGTAACTTCAGAAGAAGATAGTTCTCTGTATGATAATGCAAGAGGTTATTCAAACTTTGCTTCTCCTGGAGCATCTAGACTTAGAATCAAGGTAGATTTAACTAAGTTTGGATATGCGGATGCTACAGACAAAAACTTTATCCAGTTACTGAAAATTAAGTCTGGTGTAGTTGAGAAGAAAGTAAAGCAAGCAGATTATAGACTTCTAGAAGATACTCTAGCAAGAAGAACATTTGACGAATCTGGTGATTACGTTGTAGAAGATTTCGACATTGATGTCAGAGAGTATTATCAGAAGAATAACAATAATGGTTTCTATAGTCTAAACAGACAGACGAATACTGTTAATGGTTTATCAGTTGAAGAAGCAAGTTCAAAGATGGTTGCTTCTATCAGTTCTGGTAAAGCATATGTTCGAGGATATGAGATTGTAAACAAAGAAACGAAGTATGTTACAATCAATAAAGCAAGAGATGTCCTTGAAAGAGATAATGTAACTATTAAAGGAAGTGGTCTTTCTACCTTCAATATTACTAATGTATTTGGTTCTATTCCACTTAACGCTGAAGGATCTGAACTAACTGCATATCCTAATGTATATTTCTACTCTGTCTTTAATGATGGTAGCGTAGGAACTAATAACACTGAACTATCTACCGATTACAAGCAAACTATCGATAGAAGAGGACAACAATATCAATTTGTTGGTTCTGATGATGTAATCTTCAATAATGAAGACATTGCAATCAAGACTATCTACTTGGATGCTAGAAGATTGGATCGTCCATTCTCTGGTATTACTGATGCAAATTTCCTAACAGATTATGGAACTCTTTGGTTTAGAAAAACTTTTGTAGAGCCTTTTGAAGTTGATGCTGTAAAAGTTCTTTCAAGATCAATCGTAAGTAGACCAGATATTGCCGCTGGATCTACATTCTTAGAACTAACCATTTACGGCAGAAAAGATCATCTCCATACTTATTTTAGAGAGTATCAAGATGGTGCTGCAAATAATGAAACTCTATTGTATCTCTCAGAAAATGATGCAAAGAATACAGGTTCCGATGAATGGGCAGTTGTAAAAGATTACAACGATTTGATTACTCCATTGGTTGGTGTTGCTAAACCAAAGAACTTCTACTTTAATGACTATCCATCGGGATTCAATCCTGATACTGACAAGATCATTTCTAAAGGAAGACTTGGACAAGGAAGAACAGCATATAATGGTATATTCTCATTAAGCTACTTCAATCCACTATACTTCACTAAGATCACTCTAGATGCCGATATAACGTCTGGAACGTTTAAAGCAGGGAAATACATCCTAGGAGCAAAAAGCGGCGCTTACGGAGTCATAGAGGGACTTACCAACGGGTTCTACTCCACTGGCAATACCCTCTTCGTCAAAACTCTTTCTGGAAAGTTCCAACCAGGAGAAACTATTTCTGACGAAGACAACAATGTAAGAAGAATTGCTATTGAGAATACGATTTCACACTTTGTTGTTAACAAGAGGAACCAAGGTGGTTATTCTGCAAACACTACTAAAATTTCTCTGGATGGTATTGATTTCGATCCATCGATCGTAAAACCAAATATTGACAATGGGGGCGTTTGCTATAAGATTTCTATTCTAAACAGAAATTCTTTACTACAAACTTACTCTGCACCACCAGAAGTTAAAGCGGTTGTTTCAGAAGGTGTTACTGCACCAAATCCAGAAGTTGGTGCTTATGCAGTTCTATTCAAAGATACTGTAGTCAATTACTCTTCCGAAAATGTTAAATCATTCTACTCAGTATTTGGTCCAGGCAATACAAACAAATTTACTGCTGACGTAGAACTATCAGATGACAAATATTCAAACGTAACCAACGTTGGTGCATTCTCATTCTCTGGAGCAGAAGGATGGAGATATCTTGAGTCTACTGGATTTGGCGATGATGCTGGTAAGTATGTTCAGCAGGGAGATATCATCCAGTTTACAGATGCTGATAGCGTTGTAAACAGAGTTATTGTTCAGTCTACCAGTAGTCCATCTGGATCTACTAAAACAAGAATCTTCCTAGACTCTGCTTTACATGCAGATGTTGTAAATTCTTCTGTAGTTAGAATTAGACCTAGACAAAAGAATAGCAATTCTTCTACACTAATTTTCCCAACTGGCAGTAAGCAAATTAAGACTCTCGTAAAAGATGTCTCTGATTCTAAGTTTAAGTATTACTTTAGAAGAGACTTTGTTGTTGAAGCATCTTCGGGTGGTGGTAACTTAACGTTTGCTGCTCAACTTCCATTTGGAACCCAAAGATTTGTCAGATATACGAAAGAAAATTATATCGTAACCGTTTTAGACAAAGGTTCCTCTACTACCATTTCAAATGGTGATATTCTTTACATTGATGACAGTTATGTAAAGATTGATACATCAACGGATTCTACTAGTGGTTTGACTTCTGGTAGTGTTAGAATTGTTCTTCCAGATGATTTCTTTGGAACAAACCTTTCTGCTCCATATCCTAAATTAAAATTAAGTGCTACGTTAGAAGTAACAAAAGCAAAACCAAGACTGAAGACTGCCATCACCAACAAGAGAATTTCTATTGCTGCTGCTGGCGATAGAACTATTCCTCTCAGAGGATTTGATTATGATAGTGAAGACACTCAAAGCTATAGTTACTCTGATGTCTACAATCTAAGATATGTTTATCTTGGTGGTCAGAATCCACCAGTTGTAGATACTGAAGGAACACTTGTAAGTGGAGAAGATATTACAAACAGATTTACGTTTGATGATGGTCAAAGAGATACCTTCTTAGATGTTTCCAGAATCGTTCTTAAGTCTGGTTTTGATGCACCAGATGGACAGATTGTTGTTGGATTCGATTACTTTGATCATTCTCAAGGAGATTTCTGCACCGTAGATTCATATCTACATGAAGCAGGTGTTGGTGAGGATGCGATTCCCCTATTCAATTCTTCAGTTTATGGAACAGTTTCACTGAAAGACGTTATTGACTTTAGACCAAAGGTAGATAGCAGTTCAGTTATTAGTGGATTCCAAGATAAGTCACTGCTTTCTTCTGGAGACTTTATCAACTTCACTGGTTCTGGTGGTATTGCTGCCAGCACACCTGCAGTTGATACAAACTTAGAATTCACAATTTCGTTCAGTGAATCACAATATCTCGATAGAATTGATGGTGTCTTCTTGACGAAGAAGGGAGAATTCATTGTTAAGCAAGGAAATTCTTCACTAAACCCAGCAAAACCAGATATGGTTGATGACGCGATTGCGTTGTGCTATGTTTACATTCCTTCGTTCACAGTTTCCAATAAAGACGTAAAGGTTATTCCAGTCGATAACCGTCGCTACACAATGCGTGACATTGGCAAATTAGAGAAGCGCATTGAACGTCTAGAGCACTATACGACTCTTAGCATTCTAGAGCAGCAAGCTCTAAACATGCAGATTAAAGATGATCTTGGTCTAGACAGATTTAAGAGTGGATTCCTTGTAGATAATTTTGAAAGTCATAAAGTTGGAAACTTGCAGTCAATTGACTATAGATGTTCAATTGATACTCAACAGGCAGTATTGAGACCACAAGCAAGAGAAGATTCACTTGGTCTCGTAGAAGTTAATCCTGCAAATGACGAAAGAGTTATTAATGGATATTCATTCAATGATGGTATTGTCACTCTACCATTTACCGATCTGAATCTAGTTCAGAACGTATTTGCTACGAAGACAATCAATCCAAACCCATTCGTTGTTCTCCAATATGCTGGAGATGTGGAGTTAGATCCATTCATTGATCAGTGGTATGATGATTCTACAGAACCAATTCTCGTAAATGATAATACTGGACTCTTTACAATTTTCTCTGCTAAACAGAATGTATATGAGTCATTCTCAAGCATTTACAATAACTTCATCATCAACTGGGTAGGAACGGATAGAACTTTCTATAACATCGAACCACTCACTTCAATTACATCTGAGAAATCAGTTTCTAGTGTTGAGTCTGCTTCTGTTGCAAGTAGTTCAAATATTAGTCCTCAGAACTTTGAACTTGCACAAGGTATTGGCAAGAAAGTTGTTGGTGGCAAATCGGTTGTAAATGCTCTGCAACTTTTTGCTAGAGGCAAGGCAGTCAAGTTCTCTGTAAGAAGAATGAAACCAGAGACAGAGATGTTTGTCTTCATGGATGGTAGAAACATTGGTAGATATGTAGTTCCCGATATTAGATTTACAGGAGTTGCTGGTAATTCACCATCATCATTTGGCGGATCAATTGTTACCGACGAAAATGGTAATGCTAGTGGTATTATCATTATTCCTTCTGGATATCCACCTGCACAAGGAACTTCATGGACAGGTGATATTGAAACTGTTGTTTATGACAATACCGTAGACGGTCTTAAGTTCGCTACTGGAGAAAAGACCATTAGGTTTACTTCCAGTTCTACTGATGAAGATAAGACAATCGTAGACACTTACGGTGAAGTTAAGTATTATTCGATGGGAGCACTTCCCGACAACCCACAATCTATCATTTCTACAAGACCTTCAGTCTTCAAAGCAAATGAAGGTGTTCAGTCAACAGAAAGCAATACTGACATTGAACTAAAACCAAATCCATTGGCACAAACCTTTAAGGTAGAAAATTACAATGGTGGTGTATTCTCAACTGGCGTAGACCTCTTCTTCAGCAAGAAGAGTTCTTCTATCCCAATTAGAGTTTATCTAACCAATGTTGATCTAGGAAAACCTGCTAAGAACATTGTTCCTGGATCTGTATCTGTATTGAATCCAGAGACTAGACTTAGAGTCTATGCTAGTGGAAACCTCTCAGTTCAGCAAGGTGAAAATGTTTTAGGTTCTCAATCTGGAGCATCTGGTCCTATCTCTAGAGTGTATGATAAAAATGATGTTGAAGTAACTCCATTGACTGATGGATCTATCAACCTCGATAATGAGCAAGTATATACTTTAATACTTTCTAATCATAATGGAACTGTATTCTTGCAGAATGAAACTATTACATCACCATCACTGACATCTTTCAATGCTCAGAATGCAGCGGGTCTCACTTTGACCATCGCAAAAGATTCTGGAAAAATTGTAGAACTTACAGTTAGCAACACTGGAAGTGGATATGATAGCGCAATTCTAACCATCGAAAGTCCTCAACTTCCTGGTGGTTCTACTGCTACTGCCGTATGTAAAGTTTCTGGTGGCAAGGTTTATGATGCTGATATCACAATTCCTGGAACAGGATACACTGAGAATCCATCAATTGTTGTAAAGGGAACTGGTAGTGGAAATTCTGGTGCTATTATTAAAGCACGTATTGAAGTTGATACTCCTGCAGTATTGATGGGAGTTTCTACCGATGTTGAGGGAGTTACCGAGTCTATTACTCCAACACACTTCAGATTTAAGCATCCAGTTTACTTACAAAATAATGCAACATATGCTCTTGTAATTGAAACGGACTCTACCGATTATAATCTATGGACATCCGAACTTGGACAGTCTGATATTTCAACCAATGTCACTGTCACAAGTCAACCTGGATTAGGATCAGTTTATAAGTCACAAAATACCGACTCTTGGTCTGAAGACTTATTTGAAGATATCAAGTTTACTCTATACAGAGCAGAATTTGATATTAGCAAAACAGCAAATCTATATCTCAAGAATGAGTCTCTTGGATATGAAGAACTTGATCTCAACCCAATAGAAACTTCAGCAAGATCTGGATCAACTGCTACATCACCACTATTCAAGAACAATAACACAGTTCTCAGAGTTAACCACAGAGATCATGGTTTTGAAGACCGTGGACATTCGTATGTCTTCTTCAAAGATGCTCTTGATGTTGGTGGCATTACCAGCGCAACTCTCAACACTAACCTATTCCAAGTCTCTAACGTTGGACTTGATAGTTATACAATCATTGCTCCATATAGAGCAGGTGGAAGTGAAATTGGTGGCGGATCTGTTCTTGCTTCACACAATAGAAAGTATGAAAAGTTATACGCACAAGTTCAGTATTTACAGACAGAAGGAACTCAGATTAATTCCTTCGTAAGAACTACTAATGTTGTTCCTGTAGATTCTCAAACACTGAACTATACTTCATATTCAGTTTCCGATTACGAAAAGACTTTCTTGAATGAAGAGCAATTCTTCGGCAATCAAAAGATGATTGCATCAAATATCAACCAAACAATCAATGATCTTTCAAATTCATTAACATATAGATTAGAACTTTCTTCCGATGTTTCTTATCTATCGCCTGTAGTTGATGTAAGATATTCTTCGATTAAACTATCCAGCAACCGTGTTGAAGATGGTAAAGGTCAAGAAGATAGATATGGAAAGAGGTATCAAAAACTACGTTTCTTCCCAATTTACTACTTTGCTGTTTCTGGAACAAATGATGCTATTGACCTCGGACAAACTGTTCAAGGAACTGCATCTCAAGCAAGAGGTGAAGTTCTCAAGTATGACAGTGGTGTAATTTGGGTAAGATTGACCACATTAAATTCATTCACAGCGAATGAAACACTATACTTCTCAGAACAATCTGCAACTGGTGGAGATTTTGATGGTGTCACATTAACTATCGCTCCAACCAGCAACACCAATCCAGGAGTTGTTAAAGTCAATCCATCCTTCGATGTTGGCGAAACTGTTCTTGGTATGAGTCCAGATGATACCACTGTTACTTACATCAATAAGATTTCTGGAAAGGTTATCTATTGGGATTCTCAATCTCAAGAATTGATTGTTGAAAATGATAAGCGACCAATCAATGATGATTATGTTTCTGAGATTACTGTCGGAAGTTCTTTTGCAAGAAAGGCAGCGATAGGAAATCAAGATAGTGATATCTTTAGAGCAAATGATTTGATTTATATCAACGGTGTTGCAACTTCTGATGTTAAATTCCTGAAAGTAATTTCTATGGAATTTGAAGATGGTGTTGACTTTGTTTCTGAAACAAATTCTAAGAATGGTTCATCTCTAGCAAAATATGTAACTAAGGAGATTGCAATGAACATGTCTGGCACAGCACTTGATGTTAGACTAACAGCGAATGTAAAAGAGATCTCCGATATTAAGGTCTATTACAAGATTAAACAAGATTCTTCTCAAGAGAATTTCAATGATATTGATTGGGCAGCATTCAATGCTGATGGTAGTCCCGATGCTGAAATGCTTCCAACTTCTTCAAATACAATTTCTGGAGATTTTGAAAGTCAGAAAGCATATCAAGAATTCACTTACAGTGATTCTGGATTGCCATCCTTTAGTTCATTTGCTGTGAAAGTTGTAATGCAAACTACTGATCCAGCATATGTTCCTAAGGTCCAAGATCTAAGAGCAGTTGCATCGTTCTGATGAAACAATATCTGAAAGTAAAGGGGCATGAGGGTCTATATAGAGACACGACTACGGGTGCAATTATAAACACTCAAAAACCTCAGAGAAGCAGTTTTAGCAATACTTTTAACTCTGCCCTAGATGACATAAATATATTGAAGAATGAAGTCTCTGAAATTAAAAATCTTCTGAAAGAGTTAATAAGACATGCCAGCAACACTTAGAGAAGTCCTACGAAGTAATACCTTTGAAGAGCAACGTCAGATAATCAACACTCTTGGTCTTGATTTTAGAGACTATGTTGACGGGACGGGGTTCAGCAGTGTCGTCCGATTAACGGATGGAACTGCTAGTTCTCCTGCACTATTTTTTGATACTGACGTTGATCTTGGGTTATTTAAATCTGCAGATGGAGTAATTAGCATTGCTTCTGCGGGATCAAATGCTCTAAATGTTAGTAATACAAGAGTCCAACCTTTTGTAGATTTCATTTACGAATCTCAAGATTCTGGATCTATAAACTTTAATACATCTGGTGGTCTTCCTACAGTAGGATCTGGATATACTCCTGGGGATTATGTAGACCAAGCAACGACTGGAGGAACTGGAAACGGATTAACAGTAGATTTTACAGTCTTAGCATTTGAAGGGTCAGTTACAAATGCTGGTGCTGGATATACTCCTGGAGTATATAACGCAGAATCTTTAACAAATATAAGTTCTTCAGGTTCTAATGGAACTGCAGATATTGTAGTTGGAGGTCTAGCAACATCTACATTGACTGCAGGAAGTGGTTATGATGCAGAACAAACATTTTCAAATATTGCATTACAAGGAAGTAGCACTGGATCTGGTGCTACTGTTACTTTAGTTGTAGATGCAGGTGGAACAATATCAAGTTTCACAATAACAAGTGAAGGTAATGCCAATTACACTGTAGGTGATATTCTAACAGTAAATAATAGTGATTTAGTTTGGACTGATCCAGAAACCCAAACTCAATATACTAGTGGTGGTGCTGGATTCCAGTTAGAAGTAGTTTCAACATACAAAACTGTAACTAGCGTTACACCTCCCACTGCATGGAGTGGAACTGGGTATGCGGCAAATGATACGGTATCTGCAACACTAGCAGGTGGTGATGGAAATTTTGTATTCACCTTTTCCAGTGTTGGAGCGATTGATCAAACAACAGGATTAACATTAAATCAACCTGGAACTGGATATACTGATGGTGATATTATCAGTCCAGATTTATCTGCAACTACAGATGCAGAATTTGTTGTTTCTCTTGCTGGTGATCCTGTTACCAGAGCACAGATTACCACATTAGGCGATGCAACTTTTAATACGATTGATGTTGCAACAACTGGATATTTTGGAACAAATCTTACAGTTCAAGGAACTGCAACTATTGGCAATTTAAGTTTACAAGGAACTTTAACAGGTGCTACTCTTTCTGGTGAAAGTATTTCTGTTACTGGTGATATCACCAGTGATGGAGGAATTACTGTTCAGGGTGGAGGAACTATCAATGGTGATATTTCTCTAGCATCAGATCTTTTCCAAATTGATGATCTTAATAATAAAGTTTCAATTAATGGTCCTACAGGCAATACTGTAGAGGATTACATGTTTGAGGTCAACGGAACCTCAAAAATTTACAATAATTTTTATGCTGCAGTAGACGCAGATTCTGCAGTTTCGATTGGTTTAGATGATGGTCCAGATGAACCAATTCCAGAAAAATTAACAGTTACTGGTAATGTTCAAGCTAGTGGTGATTTCTATGCTGGAGACGGTGCAAGTCTAGAACCATCTTTCAGTTTTACTACTGATAAAACACTAGGACTTTACAAGAAAGATTTAAACGAAATTGGTTTATCGGCATATAATGGAGATATGGCAACATTCTCCAGTAGCGCAATTGATTTCTATAAACCACTAACACTGATCAATGAGCAAATTGACGACTTTACTCTTGTTACAGGAAGAGGATTTGCTTATGGATTATATACCAATGTTGTTCTTGATGGTGGAACAGGTGCTGACTTTACAGTTAATCTAACAGTAGGTTTCAGTGGAACTATTAGTTCTGGTGGTTCTGGATATACTGATGCAAATTACACAGGAATTCCTCTTGAATATGCAGCACTAGTTCCTGGTGCTATTAGTAACTTTGGAACAATTACAGGTGGTTCTAATTATTCTGATGGAACATACACTGATGTTTCTTTAACCAATGTTTCTTCTAGCGGTTCATCCGCAACGGCAAATATTACAGTAACAGGTGGTTCTGTAACTGCAGTTAATGTTCAGGCAAGAGGTTCTGCATATGCAGTAAACGATGTATTGAGTGCAGTAACTGCAGATATTGGAGGACCCCTACTAGTCTCTGGATCCCAACTGTTAATTAACAACGGTGGATCTGGATATGAAAATGGAACATACAATGGTGTTTCATTAACCAATGTTTCTTCTAGCGGTTCATCTGCAACGGCAGATATTACAGTTTCTGGTGGTGCTGTAACTAATGTAGAAATTGATGCATCTGGTTCTGGATATGATGTAGGCGATACATTAAGTGTATCTGGAAGCGATTTATACACCGTATCGTCATTTACATTAACAGCGACTAATAACAACGCAGATCATTTTTCAATTTCTGGAACAGATGCTGTTACTACTCACAGCAGTGCTGATGATCCTACAATCAATGTAAATTTAGGAGACACATTAACTATTAGTGTTAATGCTACTGGACATCCTTTTTATATTGTAACTCAACTAGATTCCGAAACTGGTGGATATGATTCTGCATATGAAGTAAATGTTGTAACTGGTCAAGGTGAAACTAGTGGAAATGTCGTATTTGATACAAGTCTAGCAACTTCAGGAACATATTATTATGTTTGTGGAAACCATGCAGCGATGCAAGGACAAATTGTTGTCTCTAATGCTACGTTTGGATCTGGTGCAGAGTTTGAAATTGAGTCTGCTGATACTTTAACTGGTTCTGGGTTCCAAGTAACTGTTGCAGATATTGGTGGTGCAGGAAGTGGCAGTGGAGCAGTTGCAAATATTACTATTGGTGGTGGAGTAGTTACTAAAGTTGAGGTCACAAATCCAGGAAATGGATTATATGATCGCAACGAAGTTCTTACTATTGATTATACAGATCTATCATATACTGATGAGCAAGGTCAAGAGCAGACATCTGTCCAACCAACATCAAATTTAGAATTTACAATCACCGATCTTAGTGGAGTTTCTTTCTTAGAAATTACAGATTATGGTGCTGGATATTCTGTAGGTGATATATTAAATCTACCAAGTTCTTTTACAGATCTATCTACAAGATCTGGATATGTATCTTTTTCTAATGGATCTACAGTAACTGCAGGAGATTATGTTTATTCTGATGGCGGTGATTATGTCTATAGAGTAAGTATTGGTGGTTCTCTTGGAACAACCTCTCCTGTATTTGGCGAAGATGCCGTTGGTTCTGTTAACATTACAAATGCTGGTTCTGGATATCCCGCATCTGAAACATACACAGAATTGGATGTCATTAGTGTTACTGGAACTGGAACTGGATTAAAGGTTGATGTAACTACAAATGCAAGTGGACAAATTGCTACTATTACTCCACAAAATGACTTATCTGGTTTTGGATATAATCAAGGCGATTCTCTAAGAATTGATGATGCACTACTAAATTCAAAAATCCTCAACGTAACAATTACATCAGAATCTGGAGACTATGAACCAGATGGCAGTTATTCAAATTTAACTCAAGATTCAACTACTGGAAATGGAATTGGAGCAGTATTCTCTGCATCGATTAGTTCTTCTGGAAGTATCACTTCTGTTACTGTAACTGATGGCGGAAGTGGATACGCCATCGGTGATGAAATTACTATTGCTGGTGCAACATTTGGCGATTACACTGATGAAGAAGGAGAAACATTCTCATCTGGTCCAGCAACTTTCACAGTATCGTCTCTGACTACAGGTTCTGGTAATGCATTTACAGTAGCTACAACAGATTCCAGTCAAGTTAGTGGAACTGCTACGTTAGTTTGGTATGATTATCAACCAAGTGCTTTTAGTTTAACTGTTGATTCCCTGGAAGTATTTAACAATATTCAATTCAATAGTGTTAATGGCGAACTCATTGCAAAGAAACTTACAGTAGATCCAGATGGTATTGCGGTTGGAACTACTTTAACAATCAATAATAATACTATTGCAACTTCATCTGGAAATTTAACTCTAAGTTCAGATGCAAACTCGCAAACAATTGTTTCTGGTGTTGGAGCATTAGCACTTCCTTCTGGTGATGATTCACAGAGACCTGTAACATCACTAACTGGTTCTATTAGATTTAATACAGATAGAAATCAATTTGAAGGATTGGTTCAGGGTTATTATGTTTCTCTTGGTGGTGTTCGAGATGTAGATGGCAATACATTCATTTCAGCAGAACTCAATCCTGGTGATGATGACAATACGATTAGATTCTACAACGATGGAGTATTAAGTCAGTTTGTAGAGCAAAACAAACTTACTTATCGTTCAATCTCAACCATACAAAATGATGATCTGACTGGTATTGATGAATGGGTAGCGGGTGCTGATGCAACACTGGCAACTCTGCCCGATGTAAATTATATTTACTATGGTGATAATGTTTATTCTGTAGATTCTACAGGAACATTAGATGCCTCCACTCCACCAGTTCATACAACTGGAACAGTAACCAACGGAACAGTTGATCTAACATATGTAAGAAAAGTATTTGGAACTTTAGATTTTAAATCACGTAACATTAATTTTGTCGTAACAGACGATTTCCATATTAATACCACTGATCTGGTATTTAATCCAGACAGCAGTGAATTCAAGATCCAATCTGGACTATCTGATATAAGTTTTGGATTCAATCCATCATCATCAAATAGTAATCAGATTTATAAGATTACTAGTGATGGTTCTTTATCTTTCAATAAAGGGTATGGATCTGCATCTGATAACTATCAGAAAGTATTAGATTATGAATTAAAAGAGTTTGAACTTCTTGACACAAAGTTAATTTCAAATACTGGTCAACTTGATAGTTCAGTTACAACATCTGTTGGTATTACTCTATCCTCCTGGGACACTGCGGTTTCTGGTAAGATTTTTGTTGAGATTGAAGAACAGTTTGCAACTCCAACGTCAAATCCTCAAAGGCAGTATTCTGAAATTTCATATCTAATTAAAGAAAATGGTAATGATATTCTTTACACTGAAACGAATAAATTATATGATAATGCTCTTCTTGGAGATGTTACATTAAGTCTTGACACTTCTTCTCCAAAGAATATTATTGTCAACTTTGCACACTCTACAGCAAGCAATACTGCTCTATATAACATTAAAGTGGTTTCGCAACTAATCAGGAGATAACGATAAATGCCTCAATTAAAACCATTACATTCAGATGCTGGATTTGCTGTTGCGGAAGATACTATTATCGATTCTAGTAGAAACGTTACCGCAGCAAATAGTGTAGAGGTAGTTAACTCTGCATTTACTTCAGCATCTAAAAAAGATTTCATTTCATATAATACCGCAAATGATACATCATCTACTGTAACATTAGATGATTTTGTCAATCTTCCAGCAAATAGGGTAGCATTCTCTCAAGCGGATTGTATTTTAACTTGGAAAGGATACCCACTTGCTTCTTATAATGTAAATGCAAATGAATCTGTAGTTACAGTTACTCTTCCAGATCATGGGTTAGTTGCAGGTCAAAATGTCACTGTAATTTTTGATGCGCCCAACTCATCTCAAGATGGAACATATGCTGTATCTGAAGTTATTTCTAGCAGTGTATTCACATTTTTTACTGGAACAGTTTTTGATGCAGTAAATCCAATTGTCAACTCTCCATTAGAAATCTCTGTTCCTTATGGACAAAGTTGGGAATTGTCTTTAAAAATAGAAACAACGGTATTGAGTGACAATGCAAATAATTTAACTCTTGCTGGAGTTTTAACAAGTGTCACTAAAGATAATGTTCCTCCTGGACATACTTGGACTGTTATTCCACTTGTAAATAATTCAAACCAAACGTTTGGATATCAAGTATCAGTATCTGCGAATGGAACTCTTGAAAACTATGGTTCTGGTGTTCAATGCATTGCACATATTACTAATGTGATAGCACAAAGAGAATAAATAGACAGAGACTTCACTTAATAAAATGGAAAAACTAACTGAATATCAATTAAATTTTGAAAAGGGACCTGGATTTAATAGAGAAGTTTATTTGGAATATTTTAATGTAGATTCCGCAGAAATTGAAGACTTTCAAATTCTAGAAGATAATGATACTGAACTTATGGTTCAATTTTATTCTAAGGAAGAACAGTTTGATGAAATTCGTATGTCTATAGAAGAAGAGTTAGATTTGAATTTTGGGGTTATTGATTTTTATGTAGATTGCTTTGATGATTCGGATATCTTAGAACAAGAATCAAGTGTAGAAGATTGATTACCATTTACCATAATAAATAAAGTTACGACAGAAGGCATAAAATGGCGTTAGAATTTAATGCGGATAAGGAAAGGATTGTATCCTCCAATTTGCAGATTAAAAATGATACCACCGCAAAGGTTACTATCGGTGGTGCTGCAGATGAGAAGACTGCAATTTTCGCCAAGCAAACCGATGTAGGGGGTGATAAACTAATCCGTGTTGGTATTAATACAGAGGATCCTCTGTTTGAATTGGACGTTGATGGTCAAATTAGAACGACCACTTCGATCATTTCAGATACTGCAAGAATTAACAACTTGGATATTGACACGATTGTCAATCCACAGTTAAATCTGAAAGCGCCAAACCTAACAACATTTACAGATCCTGATACTGGTCAGACTTTTTTCCCAACGTCGGAAACTCCGTCTTTCAGAGATGATAGCAACAAAGTTGCTACGACTAACTTTGTTTACAATATTGCTACAAATGACGTTGGTGGTCGTATCTATGTTTCCGAGCAGATTGGAGACGATACCTTTGATGGTAGATCTGCAACGAAACCTGTAAAAACTATTAAACGTGGTGCTCAGTTAGCATCAATTACCGACCAGAAAGAAACTCTAATCGTTGCTGGTGGTGAATATCTAGAAGACAACCCAATTTCATTGCCACCAAAATGTTCAGTTGTTGGTGACAATATTCGTTTGGTCATTTGTAGACCAAGAAACGCTGGCAAGAACATGTTCAAAGCTGCCAGTGAAAACTATGTTTTTGGTCTCACTTTCCGAGATCAGATTGATGCCAATGGTAATGCTATCGATACTTGGAATTTTGCTTATGTATTTGACGATAAGCAAAGAATCTATTACGACAAAAATTTAGGAGGAACTACTGGTAGGAACTTTGAAGTTGGTTATCAATATTTTGGTGCTCCAAAGTTTGAAGTAATCTTCAGCGAAAATTCTCCTGTAACAGGATTGGAAGCAGGAAAAACTGTAACCTCCAGTTCTGGTGGTAGTGCAACAATTACAGAAGTTACTTTTGATGAAGGAACTAACCTAAGTGGTTCTTTTATTCTTGAAGAGGTAACTGGTGCTATTCTAAGAGCAGACACTATTACATATGATGATAATGGAAACCCTGCTACTCTAATTGCAGATAGAGTTAACTCTCAAAGAATTGAAGTAGAAGTTGTAAAGCATGTAACTTCACATACTTTATATTCTGTATTGAGTATCGAAGCATCTGATACATATCCAGATGGTCTTATTTTTGAAGTTGACCAATATCATGATTATGAAGTAGGACAATATGTAGATATTGATGGATTTGCTAGCAGTGGAGCATATGGCGACCTAGCAAGATTTAATGGTAGACAGAAAATCTCTCATCGTATTGAAACTACAGACGGATTCAGCACGAAGTTTGTAGTATACAAAGATACTCCAACAGACATTGTTGGTATTAGTGGTGGTAGTTCTACATATGCTCCTCCAGCAGTAACACTAGAATCTAGTGATCACTATATTGTAGCAACACTACTAAACTCACCATTTAAATTCCCATCAACAGAAACAAATTCTTTCCGTTATCAAGATGCCGTTGATTTGATTCAACGAAATAAAGAATATGTTGCAGAAGAAGCATTAGGAAGAGTTCAGGCAGAATTTCCTAATACAAGTTTTGATGCTACCAAATGTAAGAGAGATCTTAAAACAATTATTGATCATGTATCACATGACTTGTTCTATGGTGGAAATGCTGCGTCTGTAGAAGCAGGAGAAAAGTATCTACTTGGTGGCGCTGTTGCTTATGTTGATGGAGAGTTAGAAGAAACAAAATATGCTATTCGTGAAGCAAGAGAACTTTCTATTGAAGCACTTAGAAATATTCTTGCAGCAGGAACTTACACCTCAATTTCTCCATATACTGACAATACGATTATTGTAGATCCCACGCAAGCGGTATCTCAAAAGGCAGGTGATGCATATAGACTTATTCAAAAGAATAAGGACTTCATTGCACATGAAGCATTCTATTTGATGACCCAACAGTTCCCTTCATGGACTCCACCAAACGGAACTGCCAATCAAGATTGCATCGATGATATTCTATCAAACCTAGATGAAATTACATATGACCTCTTATATGGTGGAAATAGTAAGACATATGATGCTGGTAATGTTTATATTACCAATACACTCAATGGTGTAACTTACCCAAGAACCATTGAAGATGGTGAAAGAGATGAATCTGTCTTTGCATATAACAAAGCAAGAGATCTTGCTGTAGATGTAATCAGCAACAATGTAATCACTGTTCAAGGATCTCACGGTTTCCTTCAATATAGAGATACATCAATTACAATTGACGCTGTTGAGATTGGTCAATTCACTCCAACTGATGCTACTTACGATCCTGCTACTGGAGATTTTGTAATTACTTTTGGTAGTGCTCATGGATTGACAACATCCAATGCTATCGGATTGGATAGAGAATCATTTGTGTTCACTTGTGCCATGGATGGTAACAAGACTGAACACGCACTTCCTGGTCCTGGTCAACTTGCGTATTCAAGCAACTTAGAAATTACGGCAGTAACTACAAATACAGTTACTGTTAACGTTGGTGCTTCTGGTCCAGATCAACAGTTCACTCCAACTGCTGCAGTTTATAGTCCATCGGCAGGAACCTTAGTATTAACTATCGGTGCTCACACACTATCTGTTGGCGAAGGTGTTGTTATTGATGACAATTCTTTGTCATTCACCTGCGACATGGACAACAACCAGTCTACAAAGACATATCCTCGTCCTGGAATTGATCCTTATGCAGGTCGTTCTATTCCTATTGCTGCAGTATCTGCAGATACGATCACTTTAAACGTTGGTGCTTCTGCTCCTAATCAATATTTCACCCCAACAACTGCATCTTACGATGCTGGAACTGGTGATTTAACTCTTGCTATTGGACAGCATGGTCTTGGAGTTGGTAGAGGTATTGTCCTAGAAGATGAATCTATTTCATTCACATGTGCTAAAGATGGTAACCAGACTATTCATGCATACCCAAGAACAACCGACCCTGCAGCTGGTCAATCTCTTACCATTACTAATGTCGCTGCTTCTCAACACACAGCAACAGATGCTCCATATGATGCTTCAACAGGTGTTGTAACATTTACTGTTGCAGGTCATGGATTTAGTAATGGTGATTACGTTAAGATTGCTGATGGTTCTCTTACATATACATGTGATTTAGATGGCAATACTGTTCAGAAGTCATATCCTCGTGCTGGATATGATTATCCATCTGGTCGTTGGTTACCAATCTTTAATGTAACTTCCAACACATTTGAAATTAACGTAGGAGATTCTTCTTACACTGGTGCTCATCAGTTTGTGAGTGCTACAGCAAATGGCATTGAGCGTCAAACTGGTAATATTACTGTAAATGTTGGTGCTTCTCCTGTAGGTGAGCAATACACTCATACATTTGTAAGTGCTACTAATAATGCTGTCAAGCACGAACCACAGTCTGAGCATACATTCACAGGTTCTACTGCAAATTCGGTTAAGCATCTACCACAATCAGCACATACTTTCGTAAGAGCATCTAGCAATGCAGTAACAGCATATCAGTCATACTTAACTTGTCAGACTGAAGCAGGAACTATCAATAATTTATTTGGTATTCTAACTCAAGCAATTGGTGATGACACTAATGGTGTTGGTAATTTAAATGGAATCACAAGAACTGAACCTGTAGTATCAACAACATATGGTGATGGAGCTTGTGCAAACGTAGTATCTACTGTATATACTCTATTTGATATTGTTCTAGACATTCTGGATGGAGGACTATCTCCAACTAGAACATTACCATCGTCTGCACTAACCGACGAAGATGGTAACGTTGTTGCTGTCAGAGATCCTTGGGACGATCTTCCTATCATTGAAGTATCTCCATACATCTTCAACTCATCAGTAATTTCGTTCATTGGTGGCGGTGGTTGTGAGATTGATGGAACTAAAGTCGCTACACCAAACGTTCCTAGACCAAACCTACCTGAGCAAGGTAAGTCGATGGTTGCTGCTGCGTTTACGATTATTTCGTTTGGCGGTATTGGATACAAAGTTATCAAAGATGGATATACTCAGTTAGTTTCTTGCTTCGTAATTTTCTGCCAAGATGGTATCCTTGCTGATACAGGTGGTTATGCTTCTGTTACCAACTCCGCTACGAACTTCGGAACGTATGCATTGAGAGCACAAGGATATAGAGAGGAAGCATATAGTTTCAATGAAGGTATCATTGAAAACATTATTTTTGATGAAGTTGGTCGTCCAACATTTGAAGTTAATAGTCTTGGAGGAAGACCTCTAGAGCACTACGTCATGAAGATTGGTGGTGTGGAGAACCATATCCAAGGTGTTTCTGGTGGTGGAGAATACTTCATTAACAAAGTAGTAGCATCTACTGCTAGTGCTCCATTTACTGTCGAACTTGAAATTGATGGAGCTCCAGATGTTAACACTGGTGTTTCTCCAGTAATGCGAATTACTGGCAATAGCAACCGTTATACTGATGCATATAATCTCCTGTTTAACAATGGAGATTACATTGGAGATGAAGCAGTTGGTATTATTGAAAACTATACCACTCTTGCTACAGCATATACTTCAGGAAATACATATGAAGTTGGTGATATTGTTTTGACTCCTGGTGGAGATTACTACATTGCAACACAATATGTCGCAACTGCAGCTGCAACATTAGATACAAATGAATTCCAATTAATTGTTAGTTCTGGTGAAACAATTGGATTCCAACCAGATATTGAAAAGTGTCGTAGAGATACTAGACTAACAGTTCAATCTTGGGCAAAAGACTTACTCCAAGATTCAAACTCAAATACTTGGGATGCAGCAAAGTTATACATCGATGCTGTAAATGGTGGTGTTATTCACGTTAATGGATTTGAAGATGGAACGAAAGCAGTATTCCGTGTTGCTTCTGTACTCTCAAAACTTGCTATCAACAACCTTCTAAGAAAGCCTGGTGTAACTCTCACTGCACAAGAAATACAGAATGGAAACTATGTAGCACAGTATACTGTTGAAACTCCTTACAGAGATTTAACTATCACTGATAGTGATACTACAAATGGTGATAGTGATCCAATTAATTATACTACTGGTGATTGCACAGATGTTCAAGCATCTATTGATACATTATTACAACTTACAGAAGAAATTTTAGATGAGACTGAAGTTCTTAGTGGTCTAACAAGAAACGATGGTATCTTTAATCTTACCGTTCTAAACAGAGATAAACTAATTGGTAAAATTGTCAAGTTCCATAGACCATCTATTGTTAACTCCTCCTCACATACCTGGGAATATGCTGGTTCTGGTAATGATTACAATGCACTACCACAGAATGGTGGTCAGACTGGTAGCACAGCAACTAAAGACTTCGAGCAAGTTTCACAGGCATATGGAAGAGTTTATTCTTCTGGAACCGATGAACTTGGCGACTTCAAGATTGGTTACTTTGCTAAGGTAGAAAACAGAACTGGTAACATCACCTTTGGTGGAACGGTTGAAATTTCCGAAGTTAGCTTCCTGAAGATTTCTGGTGGAGATATCACTATTGAAGGATTCTCTGCTGACAATACTTTGGGAGGTATTGACGCTTCCAATTCATTACTACCAACACAAAAAGCAGTTAGAGATTATATCACTAACAATCTCGGTAACTTCATCAACAAAACATATTCTACAAACCCAACTCCAAGAGCACTTGTAGAACTTGGTGACAACGGTCGTATTAATATTGACCAGTTACCAGCACTGAGACCATTCAACGTCTTTACCGTTGCAGATCAGGCAGAAAGACTTGCGCTAGAAGGAGCACTTGCTGGTGACATCGCAATTCAGCAAGACATCAGTCTGTCCTTCATTTTGAACAACGACTCTGAGTTCCAAGTTCTTGAAATTCAACCAGATCCACATTATTCATTCTCAAATGGTGATGTTATTACAGCATCTCCATCTACTTCGCAAGGAACTATCACTAGTTACACCGAAGGATATATTGATACTCTGTTTATTTCGGATCCTGGTAGTAACTACACTGCTCCTCCAAGCATTTACATCGGAACTTCAGCAGCCTCGAAGATCAGTCAAAGAGTATATTCAAGTGAACAGATTGCTAACAATGGTAATCTTTATACTATCACCAATACCTCTACTTTGCCAGGTGGATCAGCAACTCCTCCAACACACACGTCTGGTGCAGTAATTCATGATGATGTTGAATACACTTTTGTTGATAGTGTTGAATGGGCGGTTGGTATATCACCTGCTGTCGGTGATATTGTTGTTGCAAGTAACGGTAATGTATATCGAGTTACTGCAGTAGATACGTTAACAACTGCTGGCAACGAACCAACACATAGTGGTTTGAGACAAAATCTAACCATGGGTGATTCTTTTGCTTATGAATACATTGGAAGAGGTTGGAATAACGTTGACACATATGGATATGGCGTTGCACTTAAGTATTATTCACATTTAGATCTTGGTGGTAGTGGTATACAGAATGTTTATACTGTAAGAGCTACTGCAATATCCAGCACAACACAACCATCACATACAAGTGGAACTGTAACACATGGTGATGTAGATTACTTATATGTTGGAGATCAAGCAACTGCTACTGCAACAATTGCTAATAATCGTCTCGCTTCTTTGGAACTTACAAATGTAGGTTCTGGATACAATAGCGATCCAATTGTTACAATTACAAACGATCCAGGAGATTCTACTGGTGCTTTTGCTTCTGCTGAAGCAACTGCAAGATCCAGAATTGCAATTACCATTGAAAACAACATCAAAGTAAACAGTGGTGATACAATTACAGACTTCTTTGTTGGAAATCCAAACGATCAACCATTCACTGTTACTGTTACTGATGCAGTTAACACTTCTGCACAGAATATTAACAACTGGGTTCAGTTGACATCATCTAATATTGATGCTTCTTTCATTACATCTGGTATTATTGCTACCGCAAGATTGGGTGTTGCTGATACAAACTTCCCAGCAAACTCAAATTCATTCTTGCGTGGTGATCAAAAGTATGCACCAGTCACTCAGTTTGTAAGAGTTGCCGATAATGATACTCCAATTCTTCTAGGATCTCAGTTCAGTAGAGGTTCTTACATTGAGGAAGTTTACATCAGAGATGGTGGTTCGGAATATCAAGTAGGAACTTACTCTGATGCAACATTACTTGGTGCTCAAGCAGGTGCTGGAAATCCAAACCAAGGAGCATCTGGTGCAACAGCAAACTTCATTATTTCCGATGGAGCAGTTCAAAAAATTGATGTCACAAATGGTGGTGGTGGATATTTAGAACCTCCAGCAGTTTCATTTGAAGATGCACAAGGATCTCCAGTAGTTGGTCCAAGAGCAATTTCTGAAATTAGTGCAGGTGTAGTTACCAACGTTTATATTCTTGACGGTGGCAACGGTCTTGCACAAGGTCTACAAGTAATATTCACTTCAGTTGGTGGTGCAGGTGCAAGTGCAGCAGCAACTGCTACAGTTTCTGATGGTGTTGTTGCTAGAGTAACAATTACTGATGGTGGCGTTGGTTATGATACAGACTTTGATGTTTCTCCACTGCCATCATCGATTACGGTAAATCAAGGTGGAACTGGAGATGATGCAGACTTGCTAGCAAAACTTGCTACAAGACAATTAAACTTCGGAACAGTTGATGTTGATATCAAGAGACTGAGTGGTAATACTGTTTCTGCAAATAACTTCAGCACTGTTGGTGTTGTAAAAGTTTGGAAAGAACAGTTTAACTTCTTCTCTGATGGTGGAATCCAAATCAAAGAAGGTGATGGTGTCGGTTTAGACGCAGATAAACTTGATGGTCAGGAAGGTCTATACTACCAGAATGGCAACAACTTTATTGATGGAACTGTTGGACCCACTAAGTTAGAGAGTGGAGAAGACTATGAGATTAACATCACTGGATCTGCTGGTTCTGCAGGTCTGCTTGAAATTGTTGACACCAAAACTGTTAACACTCAACCAACAGCAACTCCAGAAGGAGCACAGTTAGCATATAAGAATAACCTAACGATTGCTAACATTCCTGAAACTAATCTGAAATACCAATTCTTAGATGATGGAGGATCACAGCATCAAAACTTGACATTCAGAAGACCAAGATCTTCTGCCACAGACTTCTCTGCTGGTGCTGTCAATGGTTTAGCATTTACGGATAACAATAACCTATTCATCAGAGGAACAGGTGGAAACTTTGTTTCTGCATTGACTCTTGCTGATGGTGGTAACGGTTATGTTCAAGGAACGTATGAAGATGTTCCTCTTGGTGGTGGAGAAGGAACTGGTCTAAGAGCAACTATCATTGTTAATAGCAGTGGTAATATTTCTTCTGTCACTATGACCGATAGTGGTCATGGTTACGATGAAACTGGAAATGCTGCAGGAACATTCGTAGTTACGCTACCAGAATCTTATTTTGGTTTGGATAATGGTAGAACCAGATATAACCACTGGGAAGCAAATGTAAACTATGCATTTAATGATGTAATTTATGTTGGTAATACCGAAGCAAGAGGATTCATTTATAGAGTAACTCTAGCAGGTAGTTCTGGAACAAATCCAAACGATCCACCACAACATGAATCTGGTGCTGCTACTGCAACTGGAGGAACAGCAGAGTTTACCTTTATTGGTTATACTAATGCAAGAATTGTTGCAACAGTTGCTTCAACAGTAACTGGTAACTGGAACACATATAAGAAAATGTGGTCCGCAGGTAACGACGGTCCATCTAGTGGACTCAATGCAGACCAACTAGATGATAGAGAATTATCTTGGGTAACAAATGCACTCAACATAAATTCTGGAACTCTGAGTAATAGAAGACTTCCAGATCAACTATCACAGAAGGATGTTAACAACAGAATTAGAGTTACTGCTCCAAATCCTGATTTCCAAAGTCCAAACAATGGTCTATTCTATGATCTATATCTCGAAGGATTTGCTAATACTACGGAACTAGATGAACTTGATACTCAAATTGCTGCAGGTGAAGTAAGACTAAATCTCTACACTGTTACTAACGTTAACAAAGGAACGATTAAGGTTCTTGACTACACTGTAAACACTGAAGAGTCTGATTTCTACTGGGCAGAAAATACTGCTTATGTATTGGATAGACTCATTCAATATGGATACAACATCTATCGTTCCACTGCAGCAATCTCCAATTCTGGAACTACTCCACCAACTCATGTTGGAGGAACTATTAATGATCTAGAGTTTATAGGAAAAGTTACAAATCCATGGACTATAGTTACTGCAGAACTAGTTTCTGGTGTCTTGGACGAAGAAATCGTTAAGGTTGGTAATGCGGTAAGACCAGCAACTTATTATGCTATTGCTGATTGGAGTATTACCAAGAGATCTGATTACAGTGTATCTAAGCACAATCTAACTTCAGATAATACTGGTAATCCTTTCTATATCTTAGGAAACCAAGATCAGATTACATCACCTTCTATTAGATTCCAATCTAGTGGTAGCACGTTTGCTGATCAATTTGGATTTGACGTTGCTATGACTGTCAGTGGTGGTAGCACTACAACAGGAACAGGTAATATGAATATTTCCTGTAGTGACTTACAGGTAAATGGTAACCCAGTATGGCACTCAGGTAATGTTCAATTCGTTTCTGGTATCTTCTATCCAGCAGCATGGGTAGCAGCTGCTCAATACAATGAAGGAGATCGTGTTTCTGTTGATGGTAACAAGATCTACACTATTACATCTCCAGGTGCTGGACAAACAGCAGGATCAACTGCTCCTACACATCTATCTGGAACTGTAACTCTAGATGGAATTGACTATACCTATACAGATCCAGATTCATACGACACATCTGCAAACAGTAAAGGTGTTCTAAGAGATCCCGATGGTAATGTTTCTTTCAATACCGTTATTGGAAGTCTAAGAGGTGCTGCATCACTTAACGTTCTGAAGTCTGGTGATACAATGTCTGGAGATCTCCAGTTCAACCAGACCAACACTGGCATCAAGTGGGCAATGAACACTGATGGTGCTGGTATCTTCTTTAAGAATGATGAAGATGGGGATACAAATTCATACCTTGAATACTACACTCAAGATAATGGAGATGAATATCATGTCTGGACTGTTTATACTCCATCAGCGACACGACGCGAACTCATGCGTCTTGAGCAAACTGAAGTAGATCCAGATGGTGGTGGTCCACTTACCGCAACTTATCAAGGTAATGAGCAGGCAAAACTAACTCTATCTGGTTACTTTGAATTCTCTGCCAATAGTGAATCTAAGATTACTACTGCTGGAACAAGAATTACTTTGGTGGCAGATGCATTCCTAGAAAACGCATTTGATTCCAAACTTATTCTTGCTAAGAATAATGATCCAGAATATCCTGGTCAGGTAAGATTGCATATTTCAGAAAATGACACTGCAAACTTCTTTGTTGGTAGAGAAGCAGGTGGTGCAGCAGTAACTCAGTTGATGCAAATCAACAAAGATGGAAATGCTGTAATTGGAACACAATCTCCAACCTCAAATTACAAACTCAAGGTTGAAGGAACTCTTGCTGCAACCAGCAAGTCCTTCGTAATTGATCACCCAACCAAGGAAAATTATCAACTAGTCTACGGATCACTTGAAGGTCCTGAGCATGGCGTATATGTCCGTGGTAAAACTAGAGATGATATCGTTGAACTTCCAGAATACTGGACTGAGTTGGTTGATGAAAATAGCATCACAGTTCAACTTACCCCAATTGGTAATCACCATTCATGGGTAGATAAGATTGAGGATAATAAAGTATACATAGGTGGTGGTGCAGCGTTCTACTTCATCCAGGCAGAGCGTAAGGATATTGACAAGTTACAAACAGAAGTAGAACTAACGGAGGAATGATATGGGACTTACAATAGGACCTAAAATTATCACAGAAAATCTAACACTACATTTTGATTCTGGCAATCCACTTGGGTGGAATAATACTGATGGTGAGTGGCATAACTTTGCTACAAACACAGTTGGTGGGGCAAGAAATACTACCAATATTACTTACAATACTGGAGAAGATGCTCTATTTTTTCCAAATGATGCAAACTCAGATTGTCTTACAGTAGAGGATATCAATTATCTAACTGGTTCAAGTGATCAAATTAATAATATGACTCTAGAAGCATGGGTAAAAAATAGTTCTACTGCAACTACCCATACAAGTGACGAAAGAATTATTATTTCGTTTGATAGAAGTTCTGTTTTTAGATTTGGTATTGGATTAGATGCACTAACTTCCCCTGCATCAGATGGATTATTATGCCTTTCATTTACAACAACTGCTGGAACTTTTGATATTGCAGCTCCAAATTCTCCTAACTTGAGAGATGATGCTTGGCATCAAGTTGGAGTTGCATTCACATCTTCTCAAATCGATTTCTTCATCGATGGAGAAATTATAGGAACAACAACTGCAGCATATGGTGCAATTGGTAGTCAGGATACTACTGAAACTCCAAGATTTGGAATTATTGGTAATGGTTCAGAATCAACATCAGTTGGATCTTCGATTGGACCAACCAATAATTTCTTTGGTTATATCAAGAGCATCAAATTTTATGATGGTAAAACATTTACAGCTGATGAAATCAAACACAATTACAATGCTCAAAAAGCAAGGTATGGTCTTTGATTGATAAATACTCAATAAACAAACAGTTATAAAGCAAGATGGCAAACACTGATAAGGATATTCTTATAACACCTAATAATGATGCCGAGCCGAAACCAGAGATTTCGTTTGTTGGATTCAACAATGCTCCAATCAAACTTCTGGTAGAAGATGATAACTCATTATCATATGAGGGTGGTGCTGGACTGCTTTCCAATCTTGATAATAATTTATCAGCGAATGAAACTTTTGCTGTAACAGACGAGTCTGGTGTTCCTGTTTTAGCATATAATGTAGATGGCACAGTATTACTATCTCCATTCTCAGGATCTACTTCAGTAGGAACTAAAAAATCTGTAGGTAGATTCCATGTAAACCCAACTGATAACTCTCCTGCTATTACACTTCCAGATGAAATTAATAATAGATATTCAGTTGGCATCGGATCTACTCATGTATTTGGTGTTGGGCAGAGACTAGATTTTTATGCTGGTGATAGTGGAGATAATCTGAGTAATCTCGGAACAGGTCAACTGAGAATGTCGTTGACTGCTAACGGAGATCTTGGTCTTGCCACAAATAATCCAGGTAGTATGGTCGATATCAGACCAATTTCATATTCATCCAACCAACCATCAGAAGGTTATCAGTTAGGAACTACTGGTGGTCAGTGGATCTCAAAATTCTTTATGAGATCTAATGATGGTGGAGTTCCATTTACTGGTATTGCAACTCCAGCAGATGCAGAAGGAGATACGGTAGAAGCATTCCAAGTTCAAGGTCAGAATGCTGGTTATGTAAGATTGCGTCCAGGTGGAGATGACAATATTTTAAATGCATCTGCAGAAAGAGTTGGTATTAATAAAGATATTTCTACTGGCAATGATAGTAGATCAGTTTTAGAAATTGATGGTGGTATTAGAATTAGAGATACTCAGGCTGATGAAAGTCCTTCAAAACCAGGACATATTGGATTATGGGAAGGGGGTATTAGTTCTACATCTTTTGTAAATTCTAGTATTAGATACGGAAATAATAACAATACTGCACATATTAATAATGTTGCCCGTATTGATTACGAAAGTTGGAATACTTCCAACAGAACAAATTATTGGTTCAGGAATCAATTATTCTATAGAGGAAGTACTCTCAACACAGTTCCAGATAACACTGCAGGCGGATATCCAAATGTTAAACCAGAAAATAGCAGTCAATGGGGTGGTAGATGGTATGGAAAAGAATTTACAATTTCTAGTATAACTGGAAACAATGGCACTATTAATACTAGTGATGGCACTACATCATCAGGAACTCCATCTCAAATAATTCTAACAGATGATGTTTCAAGAATTTATGGTCCATTCCCAATTACTAATGTAACTGGTTGGCCAACAACTGCACCAGCGACGGCCAGCACTGTCAATGTATATCTCACACTTGGACTGAATGCTGACGGAGAATCACATGCTTATCAATACGGAACAGGATTAAGAATTACTGGAGTTGGTGGTGGTATTGATGGAGCGAGATCAGTCTATAGAATTCAAGGTGATGGAAGGATTAGACTTAGAATTAATACTTCGGGATGGACTGGTCCAGCGAACGTTTCAGGAGGCAATTGTTTTGGAAGATGGATAAGAACATCTATCTTTGATTGTGGTAGTGCTTCTACATCTCAATCTGTAAGTTGGAACTGGTATAGAACTTGGTATTTTAAATCTGACGCAGCAAACCCAGCAAGAACACTAGTAATTAGTGGCAACTATTCCAACAATGATACATATCCAGATGCATCATCTGGTGGTTTAAGAATTTATAGAGACTGGTCTGACAGTCACTATATGTCCAGAAATGATTTTTGGATTGGTGAATCTAATAGACAGAAAGGGTGGGTAAATTATTGCCCAGTTCACATGACATACAATTACACCCGAACTGGTAATGAAAATAACCGTAGAATGGGTGTTTCTAGAACTGGCACTGCACAATCATATAGAGGGCATAGTTATAATGTTTATGGAGCATATATTCCATCTCTATATGGTTATCACATGTATAACCGTGCATATCGTGGTGGTAGATCTGATAGACAGTGGGGATATTATACTGAAGTAAGAAATGGATTGTATGATTCCTCAACTTGTTATACTAACCAAGGTTGGGCGTATTATGGATTCTCAGCTGCTAGAGGAACTGCTAGAACAAATGATATGAGAGGATCATATCAATACTTAAGATGTGGTGAAAACTCAACTAATCATAGAGCAACTGTTAACAACGCACGAGCTCATCACAGTTATATTAGAGCAGATGGCGGAACCATGACAAACGCCTATTTGTTCTCTGGAGCATATAGATTAGGATCAAACAACGGAACTACAACAGAAAGTATCATTACTAACAAATGGGGACTATATCTGGATGATAATACATCATCCATGAAGAGTCGCATTGACGGCAGAGTAACTATCAACGGTGGATCAACAGTATATACTGATGCAACTAATGAAATTTATCTTTATGTAAATGGATCGATCTATTTTGCTAACCATGCTCTCATTACATCAAGAGGTGGTGATGATAGTAACGTAGACCATATTTGGCACAATGATGGCACAACGAATGGTGCTCCTGGATCGTGGCATTTCTGTTCTGATGTTGGTTATAAAGATGATGGAAATTCAAGACTTCGTGCAGGTCAGATTGATTGCGGTCAATCAAATGGAACCAGCACGTTCAGTGGAAACCTAACTGTAAATGGAACAAAGAACTTCCAAATTAAACACCCACTAGAATCCCTAAGAGACTCACATTTCTTGTTACATGCAACCGTTGAGAGTCCACAGTTAGATCTTATCTATAGAGGTTCTTCTACTTTGTCAAATGGTTCTGTTTCAATTAACATTGATGAACACTTTGGAATGACTGCGGGAACTTTTGTTGCTCTAAATGGCGATATCCAATGTTTTACTACAAATGAAAGTGGTTGGTCTGCAGTAAGAGGAAGAGTTGAAAATGGTGTATTGACAATCGAATGTCAAGATGAAACATCATCTGACACTATTTCTTGGATGGTAGTCGGCAGAAGAATTGACGAAAAAGTTAAATCTGATAGAGGTACGACTACAGATTCTGAAGGTAGATTGATTACCGAAATTCCAGTAGATAGTGATATTTGGGTTACTCCATGGGATCATGACCTAGAAGGAACATCAAGTGGTTCTGACGATGATCGTGTAAAAGTCAGAAAATCTGACGAAGTAATATATTACGGTTGACACGACAAAAAAGATCATTTATAATCATCATAAATATCATTGACTGAATTGCAATTCTAACTATGGATTCGACACAACTCAAAGAAAATTTTGAAAAGCAACTTGCTGACGCAGAGAAGCAAATTGATGAACTACAAGAAAACCTAGCAAAAGCGAATGAGTATCGCACCAAACTACTTGGTGGTCTAGAAACTCTAAGGATTCTATCAGAAGGTGATGGGACTGAGGAACCTCCAGCAGAAGCAGCACCTACTGAAGTAGTAGAATAAATACTAAATCCCTTCTTCCTAAATAGGTAAGAAGGGATTTTTTGTGTGTAATGGCATCTCCAAACTCAAGAGCTGATCTCATAACTTATTGTAAGAGACAGTTGGGTGAACCTGTCCTACAAGTTAATATTGACGACGAACAGGTAAACAACGTTATTGATGATACGTTTCAGTTCTTCCAAGAGAACTGCTATAACGGTATGGAGCGTGCATATCTATTCCACGAAATCACTGCTGACGACAAAACGAGGTTTGCTGCTAGTGTAACAACTAGTAATGGCACAACTGACTGGAAAGAAACAACCAACTACATTCCAATTCCAGCTCATGTAACTGGTATTACGAAAGTATTTGGTCTCGTTAGTAACTCAATCCGTTCTAATCTTTTTGGTGTTGAGTATCAACTGTTCCTTAATGATCTATATGCATTTGGGTCACTTGATATTCTCAACTATTATATGACTAAGCAGTATCTAGAAACTCTAGATATGGTTCTGAACAATGGTTCATTCCAACAGTTCAGATTTACAGCGCGTCGTGATCGTCTCTATATGGATCTTGACAAAGACTTCCTCAAGAATGGATCTAACATTCTGATTGAATGTCATCGTATGATTGATCCTTCAGATGCAACTGAGATGTATAATGATATGTTTGTCAAGAAGTATGCTACTGCTCTTATGAAGAAGCAGTGGGGTCAGAACTTGATTAAGTATAACAATGTTCAGTTGCCTGGTGGTATCACCCTCAATGGAAGAGAATTATATACCGACGCTCTAGCAGAAATTGAGAAAATCGAATCAGAAGTTCTCAGCAAGTATGCTATTCCACCAATGGATATGATCGGATAAGATGCCTACTAGTCCTTATTTCCCAACATATTATCAAGGAGATTCTGGAGAGCAAGGTCTCTACCAGGATCTTGTAGACGAACAGATTAAACTGTTTGGTTCTGACATCTACTATATGCCAAGAACTATTCTACAAGACTACACCCTTGATGATATCGTATATTCAAAATACGAAAGTCAGTTTCAAATTGAAATGCTTCTGCAGAATGTAGAAGGTTTTGGTGACACATCGGAATTCATCAGTAAGTTTGGACTCAGAATTACTGATGAGGTAAAGTTCAGAGTGTCAACTAGACGTTGGGATGAAGCTTCTACTGGATACAACCTTACTGTTGATGGTAGACCGAACGAAGGTGACTTGTTATATTTCCCATTAACAAAAGATTTATATGAAATCAAATTTGTAGAAAGAGAGCAACCTTTCTATCAGTTTGGAAAAATACAATATTATACCATGACTGCCGAGATCTATGAATATGGCAGTGATGATATTTCTACTGGTGTAGCAGAAATCGATGAGATTGAAACTACATTCTCCAGTGCAATCAAACTGGTCATGGATCCTGGTGGATCTGGTGACTTCATAGTTGGCGAAGAAGTTGTTGGAGATGAATTCCTCGCTAAGGCAACAGCAACAACAGATGGTGATGCCGTAGATGGCATTACTATTACTGACAGTGGACTTCATTACAATTCTGCATTACCACCCACAGTTACAATTTCTGGAGGAGGAGGAAATGGAGCAACAGCCACTGCAACGGTTAGTTCGAGCGGTCTTGTTACTGGTATCCTCATCACTAATGGGGGTAGTGGTTATACAACTGCTCCTGATATCACTATTGATTACTCACCTAAAGATAACCGAGCAGAAGTCAAATCTTGGGATTCCTCAACCAGAGACCTCCAAGTCATTAATAGAACAGGAACTTTTACCACTGCAGAAACCATAACTGGTCTAACTTCAGGTGCCAAGTGGAGTCCTGAGTCATATGACACTCTAAATAATACGAATAGCACCTACGATCAAAATAGAGTGATCGAAGATAGTGCAGATGATATTATTGATTGGACGGAAGGAAATCCATTCGGTGAATTTGGAAATCAGACAGGTAGCTTCTAATGTTAGGATCACATTTTTATAACGAGATTACTCGTAAAAACATTATTGCTTTTGGAACACTCTTCAATAACATTACGTTAAAGAAGAAAGATCCAGAAACTGGCAATGTTTTAGAAGAAGAAAAAGTCCCTCTGGCATATGGTCCAAAGCAAAAGTTTCTAACTCGCCTGGAACAAAATCCAGATGTAGGAAGAAAAGTAGCAATCACATTACCACGTCTCTACTTTGAGATGACAGGCATTGATTACGATCCTACCCGTAAAACATCACCAATTCAAAAATACAGAAACATCATTGATGATAATGGTAATGAAGTCAAAGTTCAATATGTTCCTGTTCCTTATAATATGACTTTTGAACTTGGTATTATTGGAAAATCTCAAGATGATGCTTTACAAATCATTGAACAGATTCTTCCATACTTCCAACCATCATTTTCAGTAACACTCAATATGATTCCAGATATGGATGAAAAAAGAGATGTTGCTATTGTATTGAATAATATTTCTTACGATGATCAATGGGACGATAGTTTCTTAAATCGTAGGTATATTACATACACCATGACATTCACTGCTAAGACTTACTTCTACGGTCCATATACACAGTCTGATGTTATCAGAAAAGCAATTGTATATGAAACTCTTGGTGACCTTGCAGTCAATAGAAGAAATATTGAAAGAACTTATTCACCAAAAGCAAAAACTGATATCAACAATGATGGTCAGATTGATGCCGCTGATGATGCACTGCTAACAGCAGATGACGATTTTGGATTTAATGAAGGGATTACTTACCTATGAGCTTAGAAGATAACATGGAGGATATCCTCAACATTAGTGCAGAACCTGTTGAGGATAAACCACCAGTAAAGGTGGATAAAACTGACGATGATCGTCAAAAAGACTATGAGTATACCCGTGGTGAACTATACAGTCTCATAGACCAGGGTCAGGAGGCGGTCAGAGGCGCTTTAGAGGTCGCTCAGGAGAGTGGGCACC